CCATTAATTTAGTCCGATGGGTTCCTATTGAGATGGTACAGGCTAACGATTACAACCCGAACTCTGTGGCAACAGCTGTTATATACATCTATCAATCACGATGGATATACACAGCCCGTTGTCACTATCTGGGATGAGTCAATTCAAAAGTATGTCATTGTTGACGGATTTCACCGTTACTCAACAATGAGACAAAACAAAGACATCCGAGAGAAAAACTTAGGGCTTCTACCTATCGTTGTTATTGATAAGGAGATTAATGACAGGATGGCGAGTACCGTTCGCCACAATCGCGCTAGGGGTAAGCACAGCATATCTGGGATGAGTTCTATGGTTTTCTCAATGTTAGAAAATGGATGGAAAGATTCAGAAATCTGCAATGAGTTAGGGATGGAACCAGAGGAACTTTTGAGGTTAAAACATCTAACGGGATTCTCTAAACTATTCGAGAATACTGAGTACAAGAAAGCATGGGAAACCAAAGCTCAGATTAAGTATCGGATTAGTGCCGAACGAGATGGGATAAGGACACTCAAGACAAATAAATAAACAAATAAAAACCCAGCGTCTTAACACAACTTAACTTATGACTAAACCTAAAATTACTGAGACTGATATCTCTAAATTGACTCCTGATCCTAACAACGCACGGAAAAGAACACCCCTATCAGCAAGCGTTATTAGGAAATCGTTAGAACAGTTTGGGGCGGCTCGAAGTATTGTTGTCGATGAAAATGACGTGATTCGGGCGGGTAATGGAACCTTTGAAGAGGCAGGTCAGTTAGGGATTGAGAAGGTTGTCACCATTGAGGTAGATGGGAATACTATTGTTGCAGTCAAGCGTAAAGGGTTGACTGAGGAACAATGGAAACAATACGCGATCGCTGATAATACCGCGTCTGATTTTAGTACATGGGACTTTGATATTTTGAGTGAGTTAACTCAGGAAGTTGATCTATCTGAGTTTTTCCCTGATGATAAGTTGAATGAATTATTGGAACAATTGGGGGATAGCAAGAATGAATGTATCAATGTTTTCCCTGATTATATCAACATGGATGATCAGGATGTAGAGACAACAGCAGAAAATTTTAGCTCAAATGTTAAAAGAAGTATAATTATTGATTTTCCTGCCGATGAGTATGACGAAGCTAAAAAACTATGTAACACAGCAAAGAAAAAAGGAGAAGATATTGGTGCTATTTTAGTATCTGCACTAAAAGATGTTTTACGATAGAGAACGAACCAGTAACTTGTACAAATGAAAGAACAAAAATTAATAGTAACAAAACATGACTACAAAAGAAATGATAGCCTAACAAGCCTCATTCCGAACGTAGTAGACTCAACTTTATTCCTTGATTCTATCGGTAACAAAGTTGGATTTTATCTCAGGAGTTTGCCGGATGATGTTAATGATGTTTTAGAATATTGCAACAAAGAACTAAGAAGTGACAGAGTACCTAAATCGACAATGTACAGACGATTGCCACTGGGAACTAAAAGCAAGACAGGAGCGTGGGAATATGATACTGTCGAACAGGAGTCTGTGATAATCGGATCTGTACCCGCAAAGCCTCACCAAAGAAGACCTTTTAATTCAATAAGTCAAGTTCATTTAAAAAAATCAGCGTCTGCTTTTATTAAAGGAATGATAGTATTAGCAAAGCTGTCAGAGAATCTGATTAAAGATATTATGCCAGAGCAGTATTTTATTCAGAAAAAAATAATAGAAGAAAATGTTTTAAAAAAATTTAGATTTGGAGATTTATTTACTAGCTCTATTAGCAATTATAATATAGCTGCTAATTATCATCAGGACAATAGAAATCTCAAGAACACTGTAAATGTTATTTACTCAAAAAAAGAAAATGCCAGTGGTGGAAATCTTCATGTGCCAGACTATGATTTGGTTTTTGATAATGTTGACGGATCAATGATCTGTTATCCGGCATGGGCAAACTTACACGGAGTTACACCTATTTTACCCACCAAGAAAGGTGGATACAGGAATAGTATTGTTTTCTATCCATTAGGAGGTTTGCACAAAGAATAGATAAAAACATATGAATACCTGACTTTGTAGCTTTAGTTAGACACCAAAAGACACGGAGTTAAACCCGTGCCTTATGGTTGTTATGTGGCGATCGCCTAATTCCCTGATTCAATAGACCAGCTAGAATAAGCCTCGATATCGTAGAAGCGGTCATCAATTCAACTTCCCCCACTCGGTAGGGGAAGTTAAGATTTAGTTTCTATGGTCAAGAATTTCGTCTATCCCACATCTCTCGCATATCTCTTGTAGCTTTTCCTGAATCACCCCATCCAATAAATTCCAGGTAAGACTATTGTGATGGATACTCGAATGGGCATCCATAAAATAGGGAACGAACGGCTTTTTGCGGGTGTAGATAAACCGATCAATCTCAATCCCTGGTAAATAATCCTCAACAATTATCCAGAAAGAGCACTCTCGAAAACTTTTGGCAATTATGGGGGTTTTGTCTACTACATCCCAGAAGTCAGTAGCCCGACAAAACACGGCATCCAGAAACCCGCTATTCTCGGTTTTGATCTTGTAGTGGTAGCCATTTCCAATCCGTCCTATGTATTCGTAGGACTCAACCCAGGAAACGTGACCATCTTTGAATGGTGCGACGTGATCATAGTCAGGTATCTTTTTATCCATCAGTAACCTCTTAACATTTACTTATCAGGTGTTCTACTTTTCGACTGGTTTATAGTTTCTCAAGAATGTCTCTATTGCCACTGACACAAGATTAGACAGGGTTCGCCCCTCTTGTTTGGCAATCTCCCTCAACCTTTCATCAAATACATCTGGAATAGTAGCGGTGATTTTTCTCATGGTTGCCCCTTGCGTTGTATGTGCTTATTATATACCCATCCATGCAGAATGTATGTTATAATTTAACCACTAGGGTGAACTTGACCGGACTCCCTAGTGGTTAACCTTTCGAGATACTTGTTTTATGTCAAACATTATACCATTTAACGCCAAAACCCAGAAACGAACTATTGAGGCAGTTATTCAGAAGAAGTTGGCAGAGCAGAGTGGAGGTCAAGTAGAAGTTCCTACAGAATCAGGAAGGATTGATGTTTTGACATCTACTGAGATCATAGAAATAAAAAGGATTGATCAGTGGAAGTCAGCACTTGGGCAAGTGTTAGCCTATGGAATATTTTACCCCTCACACCAAAAACGATTGCACTTATTTGGTAGTTACAAAAACGAGTCTTGTCTTGATTTCATAAAAGAAACTTGTAAGAATTTTGATGTAATCATAAGTTGGGAAGACGGAGGAGAAGGTGAGGAAACCCCGCTAGAATCAGAAGAATCAAATTATGTCAACAAAGAAGCGATTAGCATTAAAAATTTATCGATTGTTGATATTAATTACCTGGAGAAGAAAACGGTTAAAATAGGTGGGATGCTAGAGGTTGACACATATCGTATAGGTGGCGATAATTTTGGGTTGGATCTTCTTAGTGTTTTGTACGAATTAAATTCTACTATTAAATGGTTGACAAGCCACCTCGATAAAAGTGGAGATGTCTATAAAACATTAAGAGATAGGGTAGAGCAAAACAGAGAGATTGTTGTTTATATCATCAGTGTCGATGATTTTACTAATATCGTTAGTTGTTTAGCCAAAGAGGGAAACCCAAAAGCAAAAGCCTACTTAGATATTTCTGCTCGTAAAGCAACAATAAAAGGGTTTACATCCTAATGATCTGTAGTAATTTAATCGAGAAATACCAGTCAGAGGTCAGGGTAACACGCTCTGGGAAGTCAGGAGCAAGTAAAGCATTAACCATTAGTGTTGATGATTTCCTTTCTGTTGTCCACTATTCGGCTGAGGAAAAGAATCCTATAGCGATCGCTTACCTTGCAGCTACGGCTAAACGGTCAACGGTTGACGATATCCGTGAGGCGTGGGGAGGAGAACGGCTAAACCTTGATGAGAGACGGCGGATCTATTGTGATGAGTTAGCTAAATCTTTCACGGCTGCGGAATGGGCTGAAACATCGGGAGTCGGGGTCGCGTTTAATTGGGAGAACGCTAAAGACCCTGAGTGGTTGGAAATGATGTTTTCTCAAAAGTGGCAACCATCCCTTCTACTTGAAAACGTGGACATAGACGAATATATCAGGAAATGGGAAGAAAAGGATGCTCAACTACTTGAAACCCAAATACTCTAACTAGGTTTACTCACGTCCCCGAATGCAGAAACATTGCGGGGACACTTATTATTATAACAATTTTATTAATGGAAATAGTTGATACTAAAAAACCCAGGGTATTAAGTCCTGGGTTTTTTGTTTAGAAGGAATTTGGATTTTACCGATAGAAGTCAATGGCGGAGTAGGTAATATCTGTGAAAAATTCTTCCCCTCCATCTACCGCACGAAGACAACCCGTAATCGTTAAATTATGTTCGCAATCTGGTGGGGCTTCTTTAATCGTCAGTTTTGATGTTTCGGAAATATCGCAATCCGAGAATATTTCCATCGGCTCAAAGTAAATTCTGATGAGTTTACAATCATCCCTTGATGGGACAAAAGAAATGGCTTTTATCTTGACGCATAATTCTTGAGGGGAAATACTGTCAATGCCGCGAACCTCTTTGACTTTTAAGAGGATAATTGAATCGGGTTTTAAGCCTACTAAGTTAAATAATGTCATGTTTCCTCCGTGTTCTGTTGGGTTTTCTGTCTGTCTCTCTCCCGTCGCCTTTCGGCGGACAATCTTTTCTGTTCCCGTCGCCTTTCCCGTTGCTCCGTGGTTAAGTTGGCAAGGTAGCGTTTCCGCCGTTCCCTTGCCTTCTCAGTACCCTCGTATTTCAGATCCCTGTCTTTACCCTTCTGGGTTGCCTTGTACCGTTGTTGGGCTTCCCAGAGGGAGGGTTTCCATTCTTTGGTCATGTGATAAACCACCAGTATTTTTTAATTCCTGTACTTTTCCCATTATTGGGACAATCCCCTTCACCCATAACGAGGTTTCCGTCATTGGTGGGATAACCGTCTTCAGTTTCCCCAACTATTGACAACATGGCTTTATTTAGTGTTTGGATTGAACAAATAACGTCCTTTTCTTCTTTCAGTTTTTGGGCTAATTCTTTGGTAGAAACCCCGTCAATCCACCCGGGGTCGCTGTCAATTATTCCCTTGATTTTTGTTTTTAATTGTTCGGTTTTCATCTGTCCTTTGTTCTTGTGTGTTTATTGAATCCCTAGCCGTTTGATGTTTGGCTAGGGTGTTAATATATGTAGCCAACCGTATTAGCTAACATTGTGGCAAACTGCCCCGTCCCATTGCCTTCTGTGTAGATGTTCACCTGTAACTGTTCTGCTTTGATTGCAGATTCAATTGGATAGATGATGTTGCTATATTCCCAAGATCCTTTGCTTGTAGTTTTTAAAGATTTAACCAATGCTTTAGCTGTTTCGATATCCAACGTCCACATTGTCGAGATACTTGAATCGTATGATGTTTCGCGAATAATCACGGTGTTTCGTCCTTTGCTTTTGTGTGTTTATTGAATCCCTAGCCGCTTGATGTTTGGCTAGGGTGTGGGGATGGTTAATTGTTTACAAGACTCATAGCTTCTTTCATGCTAAAGAAATAAGTATCGCGGGGGGATTTCAACCCTTTGATCCAAAACCCGTGTCCTTTATTCCATCCATATAATACGTTGTAACCCGCTTTACGAAGTGCTAACAGTGCCTTGAGTGCGTGTTGATATCTTTTTTTGTCCTGGTTTTCTTCGAGTCGAATTAAATCTACATCGGGCGTGAAAACCTCAACTGTTTCTGTTTGCTCAACAACTTCTTTAGGTGCTTCGACAATGTATTGAATCGTCATTGTTTCACCGTCGTATAAATACTCGTCACCAACTTTTAGATCGGGAAGATGACCAATAAACTGAATGCCTACAAGGTATGTCCGTGATGACATTTTCCAGCTAACCACAGCAACCCTTTTTCCTGCTTCGGTGGAGAATTTTTTAGCTAGTTCGCCAGCTTCTTGTTTCCGTGTTTCAACCGCTTCTTGAATTTGACTTTTGTAGATTGCCATTTGATTTGTCCTTTGCTTGTGTGTTTATTGAATCCCTAGCCGTTTGATATTTGGCTAGGGTGTGGGGTTGCTATTAGTTTTCTAAGACATCTAAATCGCCAATTGGTCTCATGGGATTCACATAAACAAACCCCACTTCAATAGGACTTTTTAGCGTATAGACCGGCCCTTGTCCCCATCCGTAATCAGAAGGTTTACCCATTACCGTGTAAACGGTTTCAGCATCGCAGCCCGTGGGATATGGAGCTTTATTGATTTTAACTTTGTCGCCAGATTTAATTGTCATTTGATTCGTCCTTTGCTTTTGCGTGTTGTTAATTACATATTAGTAGACCTACGGCTATATGTCAAGCGTTTTCAGAAAATATTTTTTAGATTGACTAAACTCCTTACATAGCAAGGAGTTCAGTCTTTTGGTTAATCCTCAAATTTTGCCTTGAGAGCCAGCATAGCCTTTTTCTTCTTGTGCCTTAAATAAGATTCGGCATCGGTCAATTTCCTGCCTGGAAAAATAGACGGTCTCCCTATAGGCTTAGGATCAGTTTTGGGATGAATTCTCGGTCTTCCCACGGGCTTAGGATCGGAGGTTTGGGACGCTCCGCAGGGGGTACAGCGCCACTTTTGCCGACCATCAGGACGCACCCCGTTCTTTTTCATCCTATGCCCACACTTCGGACATGGCGGGTTTTTTTTATCGCTCATTGATGTTTACCTAATACAATTGCAGCCGGATAAATTGCCATGTAATCGTTTTCACCTAAGCTGATTTTCTGTTGCTCAACTAAAGAAAAAATTGCAAACCAGAATACTTTTTCACTTAATCCCAAATCCTTCTGAGCTTTAGAGGGATAGACAAATACTGCCCTCTTTCCTAGGAATTGAGGGATTAACCATTTTTCCACAATGGTGATCGCATTCTCTAGTTCTTGAGTATTAATCATAATTTAATCAGCACAAAACTATTGTTTTATTATATAATATAAACAGTTCTAAATGCTAACAAAATATGGCAATTGCAACGAACCTAAACCAAAGAATAGAAGGGCAAAAACTTCTATTCACGGCTGCCACCGATACTATGATTATCGGGGGAATAGTTAGCAATCTTTCTGTAACGGATGCCTACTTTAGCTTAAAACCTTTTATGGTTAATGCTAAGATAGATCGGGGTTTTCCATTCCAACTTCAAACCAAGTTACTCGCTCCTGCATTAACAGAGGTTAAGGCTTTTGCTACCGATACCCCTATTAATTTATTGTGGGATTCTAGCGATGGTTGGAACTCTGAAAGTGTGGAAGATTGGAACGGTTCAATCCCTAACTTTATTCCTGTATTATCGAATATAACTATAGCGGAGATTTAAGATAATGCCTTGGATGGGAAGTAAAGCCAATATAGCCGCGATTGTGGCTTTAGATGTGACAACTTTGCAGGATGGTATAACTTTCTGGGCTATTGCAGAAAAAACCTGGTTAGCATTGGTTAAAACCGACACGACTTCAACAGCAAATAGTAAAAGTTGCTACACTGCCACGGGCGGAGGTAGATGGTTTATATCCAGAGATTCTACGGTTGTCGCCACTACCACGCCAACGGGGGCGGCTGCGATTGGAACCCGTTGGATATATCAAGAGAATGGGGCGGTCAATAACTATGATTCAGTCCTAACCTATGTCTACAACGGCACGGCATGGGTAGAGACAGATGCCAGAATGCGAGTACACACTGACACCCCGGCAAGTGTTTCCAAGACCCCCAATAGTGCGAGAGAGACGTGGCGAGATACCTCGACAGGGATTTTATATCGTCCCTTTAACGGGGGGTGGGTAGCAGGAGAGGGAGCTACTTAATGATTCAATTTACCTGTGGAAGTTCACAACCTTTGGATTTGCCACCGTTTGACGGGGTTGTGATTGGCTACCATTGGCAGTTATTTGTTGACCGGAACGGGACTAAAAACCCTCTGGACTTCCCAGATAAGATTGTTCGGGCGCAATTCCTTTATGGGCATAAACATCAAAAGCCCTGTCCATTTTCCGGTTGTGAAACGATAGAACAATGGATTAAAAAACGAGTTGCAAAATTCCCTAAGATTAATGAATGGGTATTAACAAATGAATTTACCGACGATCTAGGTGTCGGCTATCCTGGTTATAAACTTGATAACCTAAAGCGATATTGTGAAGTCGCGCATATTGCCAACCCCAAAGCTCGATTAATTTTGGGAGATTTCAAACCCCACCTATTCAATAAATGGGATGCGATCGCTAACATCTGTCACGAATTAGCCAAAGATTTTCCGGTAGAGGTAGGGATTCAAACTCATTTGAAAACCTATAATGCTCCGGTGATCCTAACCAGATTACCTAAAATTATTGAGATGTTTGATGTTCCCGTGCATTTTATTGAAGCGAGTCTTTGGTATAAATCCGTTGCCGATAAAGCGATTTGTAATGGGCTATGGTCGGAGTTGATATCAATAGCCGAACAGCATCAAGTCCAATCGTTTTGTAATTGGTGGTTATACTCTGAGGATGCGGAAATTGGGCGGCGGATGCCTACTTTTGAGAAGTTAAATTTATATACTAATAGATAAATGCCATGACGGAGAGTTTGCCACCAGAGGTTTTTGGTACGGGGGAGGTAATAACCTTTTTCCCTACAGTTGAATTTTTAAAGGAACAGGCAAAATATATCTGGGAAATGACAGGTGATTATTATGTCTGGATCAGTCACTACGACGAAGGTAATTATACCGGCTCTAATCCATATTTGTATATTGGAACTATTGCTGATATTCAGGAAAGAAATAAGAAATCTTTTAAATTTTCTTCTGACGATATTAGATACTCTTATAACGAGTCGTCGGTTCTGTTCTCTGTCAGTCTACCAGAGAAGATTAGTTTTGATAGAGGTAAACTGTCTTCTGTTAAAACAATCTATGTTAGCCATGAAACAGTCCCAATAATCGGGGGAAATTACGTCAAAACAGATAGCAATTTGCTTTTAGTTCCATTTTTTGAAAACGCAACAACAATTCACAGCAACTTTTTAAATACATCTAATAGTTACTACTTAGGTGTTGCTAAGGATGTTGATATAGTTAAACACGATAACGAGACTAATGTATGTTTATATAATTCATCTCAAGATTTTATAGATAAGTGTTTAAATCAATTTGATAACACAAAAGATGGGGCAACATTCTGTCCTCTTGTTCCTGTATTGTCATTGGGGACTGTACCGGAAAGGCCTGGTGTGGTGACGGATTACGCTACGACACCCGTATTGATTGAGTCCAATAAAGGTAATGTAATTTATGATTGCTTATTCTTATTTAGAGCTTCCGAACCTGATTATAGCGACGCTCTTGTTTGCTATGCAGCCCCGCTAGAAAAAGACTATTGTATTATTAGTTCTTCTGAATCTGATACTATTCCCGATCAAGTGTTAAATGGTAGTATCCTTGAGATTAGCGAAATAAGAATCAAGACAGAATTAACTTGGGAGACTATAATTATATGAGCAAAAACAAGAAAACAAGCCAAGGAAATTACAGGCACGATACGATAGGAGACGCAATTACAACAATCCCAGTAAAAGCTAATGTTTTTTGGGTTAAGTTTGTTAGAAAACCATCTCCCGTGGTCTTTAAGACTGGGCAATCTTGGCTTTATGATTTTTCTGCGATGATTCGATATCCCTGTGCTAGTGCTTGGCAATTTGAGGATTACGTAAAATCTGGCACTCTCCCAACTGCCGCAATTGGGTCAGCTGAAAAAATCAGCGCGGGTAAAATAATATTACACAACCCCACAGAAAGGGATATTAGACTAATACTTAAACGCCCAGAATCACCCTCTCCCGGCAGTGGCTACAGTCCTGCTACGGTTTCACCTAACGGCAGTGGTGGATACGATGTCGGTGGTGCTGGCGGTAATCCTATAAGCACTAAAGATATCGTTTTAGTTCCTACCTATATCGGGAAATATACTGTTAGTGTCACAGCTACAATCACAGCAACTTTTGATGGTCAATATGCTCCATTTAACGCCCACCAATATGTTTGGCTTGTTTCTGGCCCCCCAACAGAACCCGGTGGATTTACCTGTATTTACGATAAGATTCTGTTTTTTGAGGTAGGTTTTGGGATAGAGGGTTTTAAGGATGCAGAAAGTCGGGCTTCTAATATTAGATATGAACCCAAAATATCAGGGGGGATGTATTTTTTTGGTTTTGACACCCCTTATACACCTGTAGAGGGTGGTGGTGGCTATAATATAATGACAGCTATTCATAGTTCACCTGATGCTGGTATATGGGCAGGAAAAGCTAGAAAATTTGGACATCGACAATATTTTGAAGGCAAATGGACTGTTTTCCCTGACGATCCGCCAGTTGCACAAGGAGGTATTAGTGCTGTCATAAAGAAAATTGCAGTGTCTCCCAACCCCGGTTTTTTACCTTTTGATATTTACTACAATAATGGTGGTGGCGGTGGCGGTGGCGGTGGCGGTGGTCAACCGTCCCACAGTCAAGCTGGAGAAAAATTACCTAAGAAAAAATCAGATATTATTGATGCACCAAATTCAAAATACATGGCGGAGATATATTTTAATAACACTAAAATATATGAGACAACGGCTAGTGAGTTTTTATGTACTTTCCCGATTAACTTAATAGGAAGTCTGCCAGACAACGACCCTGAAACAAAAGATGATGACGCTATTCCCAATGATTGGATACACCCTTTGGATGTGATTTTAGATGACTTCACTTGGTCGGAAAATATTGGCTCTAATTGGGGTCTATTCCCTGGCAAAATGACTGAAATCCTGCTCACGAATAGAGAAAAGTTTAATTTTGATAAAACCAAGCCCGTTGGCGAAATGCTAGAACCTTTAGTCCCAAATTCGTTAAATCTGTATTCCAATACTAAAGCCTATTCGTTAGCAATGAATCACCATGTTTTTTTATTACTAGAAGGTGCTGAACAGCAGATAAAACTTGAAACTATTGGATCTGATTTAGCTATAAAAAGGAATTGCAAAAACAATTATTGTTGTTTTCAATTTAGAAGATTAACTGTTATTGAAGTTAATGGTAACTCTCCAAGTGTTAGATATTACCCAATTAGAGATGGTGTTATAACAGGCTTACCAGAATGGATAAAAGAACTAGATTATGATGGATTTTTGAATCCTTATTTCTTTTTCCCAACATCAGATAACCTGTGTAGAGATGGTAGTAGTTATAGCCAATCTGCTTATGGATTAAATTCTCAAGGTCTAAGTACGTCAATGGGGGGTAAATATGGTTATGTTATTAGCCGCGAAGTACCGATGCCGAAAAAGGACAGCGATTTTAATTCAGTCTTTTCTGCTCAAAGGTTTAGCAAGTTTTATGTAGGAGCAAATTCTTATAAACCAGATGACATTAAGTTTATCTATGGGTTTCCTTTTGGCGTTTATTACAAAGGTGAAGGCTACACACTGGGAACTGGGTTAGTCACCGATGATGTTATTAGGTACTACAATAATATAAATTATTCAAATGATGACTTGTATCTTGCTGAAAAAATAAGTGCAGGAGAAGATGATGCCATTGACAATTTTGCGCTAGGTTTGTCGTTTCCCGTTCAAGATACCGTTAGGGTAGGTGAGATGGTTGGCAGTAGGTCATTTGTTGATTCCCTAAAAAACGGAACAGCAAGAGCGCAATTTAAGATAGCAGAGATCGAGACTGTCAACAACGACGCATCGCATACCATCAAGACTTACGGAAGCACAGGAACGAGTGTCGTCTATGGATTTTACCCTGGTTATTCTGGAACAAGGACAAACCCCGCATGGATAACCCCCGCAATCCTCAAGGGGGTTTCAGATAATTACCCAAGAAGTTTTGATTATCCAACCCAAAAATACTACGGATTTTATGATCTGGTATATTTAAGGGATGATAACCTTGCTGCCAATATTGGAAAAAGGCAGAAATTCCCTTATATTTCTGACAATGAAAAGATTTTCAATTTTTCTGACAATGCAAAGTTTAGACGTTCATCGCCAGTTAAGTTGCCGAAAATAAATAATATTGATAACAAAAGTTTGGTTTATTTTGTGACAGCAATCAGGACGGATGACGAGAAAGAGAAAGAGAGGGGGGATTACATTGACCCTTTTACTATGACGAGAGAAGACCGTTTAAAATTAAGGGATTAATCTTATATGCCTAATTACAAATCAAGTGCTTTCTGGGTGGCAAATACTCAAGAGTTAACTAATAATTTCACATTTGATAATACGGATGAAGATGGGCTTTTTATGTTTGTTGGTATGGGTACTGACCAAGCAATTTATGTTTGGCGTAAAACCGGAGTTGTTAAAAATCCGCAAGATATTCCTGCCACTCTCGGATGTTGGAAGTTTTTTAGTTCAACTCAAAAAAGTGATAGTTTTGAATTAGCAAACTGGACTCTGACAAAAGCATTGATAACCAATGGATTGTCTCAAAATAGAGTTGACCTGAAATCTTATGTATTGGTTTCATGGGATGATATTGTACCTAGACTGATTCCCGTTATCAATGCCAATGAAATCGCCGAAGAAAGTTATAATTTTGAAGTTGGCAATAGTGAGTTACTAACAAATTTTTCTTATATAAGTAGTCAATTTTTCAAAGCAAGTTTAGAAAATCAAAAGTTAGCACCCGATGATGAGAACACATCACTAACCGATTTCAGTTTTATCAACAAACAATATTATTTTCAAACCATAGAAAATAAAAGGGGTTATCTTGATAATGATGTAAACACCTTGACTAATTATGACAGTATTAGAATAGGATTAGAAAGAGCGATAGCAGAAAATAATAAAATAGATTATATTAGTAATAATTCATTGTTAACTGATTGGGGGTATATATGCCTTTTACGTTTATAGGAACCGGAGCTATTACAGACAAACCATCAGGTGCTGTACTACACTTCAATAACAAGGTTTACTGTGGAACAGCCAATGGTGGTTCGTCCAAGGGTTATATTTTTAATCCCGCTGATAACACTTTTACGACTTTCACTTTACCAAATTCCGATTATTACCCAAGAGTTTTATTGTTAGATGGTAGGATTCTTTTTTGTGGAGTTGTAAATAATAGAAGTTGGTTACTGGTAAATGAAGATGGAACCTATCAGACACTTAATGATTGGACTTTTCGCGTTAATAATGCCTCGTTGATGCGTGATGGAAAAGTTGCTATTTGTAATGCAACTATTGATAGGAGATTTGGTTTTTTTAATCCAAAGACTACGTTTTTTGAATATTTCCCTAATACTCCATCTGTTTTATCGGACATCACACCAGCTACAACAACATTACTACCTGATGGGAAATTATTATTAGTTAATAATAGTTCTACATATCAGGCATATATATATAATCCATTTAATCATGTTTGGGAACAAATAGATTCAAACGGATTTAATGCTTCAAATACCTGGGACAACGAAGGTGCATTGCTTTATGATGGTGGTTTGGCTGTCTTTGGTAATGTTCATGGGTTAAATTTAATTGATATTTACAGCAAAAAGATAATAGACAAAGAAGGGATGACTGGTTCAAGCGTTGCTTTTACTAGATTGTCTCCTGATGGTGATGTTTTCTTGGTTAATAGTTCAACAATAAACAAATATCACATTGAAAATAATATTTTAACTAATGTTGGATATACGACAATGCCAACGTTACAGCAACTCCCTAGTGGTATGGTGATGCTACCATCAGGAAAAATGTTTTATTGTACAAATGGTGCAGCTTTAGGCAACAACGGTTTCACTATTTGGGATTCATCTTTGGGAACTTTACCCAAAGAGGTTTGTTTAAGTGCTTTTTATAATAGAGGGTAAATTTATGTTATTTGTTGCTGATTCTGGTTCTTTTTTAAAGAGAATTGATAATATGGTTTTGTTACCTGATGGTAACGTTTTCTGCAAGTTTACCGAAAAAACATGGGGATATTCAATTTATAATCCATTGACAAATTCAAGGGGTCAAGACTTTGCCAATCACGAATATGCAACTAATTCGCCAAGTTACGGTAAAGGTGTTTTATGTGCCGATAAAAAAACTATTGTTTTCCCCCCTAGAAATTGGAAGCAACCTTTAATTTATAATAGTCAAGCAAACACATTTAACATCACCTCAACATGGGAGGAAGAAATAATCACAGTCACAACCAATAGATATTTGGGGGGGACTTTATTACCCGATGGTAGAGTGTTCTTTCCCCCGTACAATGCCTTGTATGCAGCGATTTATAATCCTTTAGATGATAGTGTTCAAAAGATTACAACTGTTTTCTCAGGAGGTTCTACACCCGCTTATAACGGGGCATATTTATTGCCCAATGGTAAAATATTTTTGATTGCAGGAACTAAAGCATTTGCGATATTAGATTTAGGAAGTTTAGTTTTAACCGAGATTTCTGAATTGACAAATTATAAAAGATATTCCCATGCAATAATAACAGTTGATGAATTATTGATTTTATTTCCTGAACCTGGATATAACAATAAATGTTTGGTTTATGATTATGCTTCAAACAGTTTGATTAATTCAAATAGTATTGACCCAAATGATGCAACTTGTAAAGGTGTTTCATTATTAGGTAATGGTAGTATTTTAGCTTTATATCCTACGGGATTATGGAGTATTAAAATTAAAAATAATGGTAGTTTATTTGAAAAAACAAAATTACACTTAAATACCGAATTAGATATTAATTCTAAAATGATTGGATTATTAAATGGTAACAGTTTAATAGTTCCTGAAGGTACGGGTGTGGGAAATATTCCATATATTTTTAAACCAGGGATAGATTTAATTCCGTTTCATCCCTCGGTTTATTTATCACCATTCTACAATCGGAGCTAACATAATCAGTCGTTGTTGGCATTTCTCCCTCTGATCTCTCCAATAATATTCTAACACCCAAACCCATAAAACAAAAAGCCACCAAGCGGATGCCGGGTAACTTTAAGAGAGAATCTTTCCACCAATATTATTATAACACGAAAACATTAACATAATCAGTCGTTGTTGGCACTGCGATCGCCATCCCTAACTTCTTTTAAAACCTTCATAAACCACATGAAACCCGACTCCGGTATTCCGATCATTTTCTCAGGACACTCTATCAAGAAATCAATCAAATCTTCTTGTTTAATATAATATGTTTTATTCTCTTTCTCCACTGCCAAACCATCAGAAATAAAGCCAATTATCTTAGTCTGGGTGAACCCTAACCCGATGGCGGTCTGTCTTACGGTTAAGAATCCATTAGCTGAGGTTTCTTGACCCATAGACCATAACTTATAACTAACTGCAATCGCGCTCCGAGTTGGCATCCCATACTCTTTAGCTAAACTATTATAATATTTGTAAACCAAGGCGCGGGGATATTTTGAAGCGACTTGAGATAAAAAAGTTGTTTCCTGAGATGACCAATTGGCATGGGGTTTTGATTGGCTAGGATTGACTGGGAATAGTTTTCTGTACTTCGTGGCGACGGCTCGTTTTTGTCTACCCATCACCTCTGCAATCTCAGAATAACTTAACCCTTGAGTCTTTAAAGCTATTAACTCAGAAATAGCTGAATCATCCCAAGTTTCTGCTTGCATTTTAATTTAAAATAGACCTTATTATATTATAACAAAAAAGTACCTGAGTTTGTAGAGCATCTCAGATACTTTTAAACAACCACACGCACTAGGAGTAAACAACAATGATTATACAACAACTTTGTCTGTTTGAAACACAACCGTCATTAATTGATTCAAACGAAAATTATACCCCATCTGATTTGATTGATTTAGTCCATAAGTTTTATGGATTTCCTGAATTAGACCCTTTTAGCTGTGAACAAGCCAATCAAATTATTAAAGCTCAAAAGATATTTACAATTCAAGATGATGGATTTAAACAGAACTGGAGACGGGCTAAAACACTCTGGTTAAACCCTCCCTACAGCGCGGGATTTATTGAGAAGGTTGTTGATAAATTGATTGCAACATTGAACGAGACTGAAGCGGAAGCATTTTTGTTAACCAATACCGACAACAGTACAGTTTGGTACAAAAAGGCTTTGAATCGGTGCGATCGCTTCTGCTTACCGTCAACTCGGTTAACATTTTATTCCCCAAAACGGGCAGTGGAAGGGAAGAAACAAAACCAAAACCGATTCTCCCAAACTCTATTTTATTTTGGATTGCAACCTCAAAGATTTGAGGAAATTTTTGAGGGTTGGGGAACTGTTTGTCAGACTTCTAAATGGTAACTATAATTAAATAGTACGCATGGATTGACGCACTAAAAAGCACCCTTAATTAATTTAGAGGTGCTTTTTATTTGGTAATATTCAATAATTTCCTGTGAGCTAATCGTAAATCGACTTATGCCACAACGGGACGGAGTTCTCAAATTCAACCCAGTTTCCTAGACAACCATCAAGAGGGATCTGAGGGTAATTTGAATTTAGCCACAAACGTCCCATTGTTAATCTAATCCCCATCACCGGAGCTATAGAGATTTTGGGGTTTGATACGGCATAGAGCTTTTTGGGATTTCTGTGTTTTATTATCGCGGTTTTAATGCCGTCTAAGTAAGTTAATACTTTCCTCTTTGGCAAATAAACACGACTGGATTCTGGCAATGTTTCCTCAATCCAGTTTATCAATTCTGGATCTGTAAAATATTTGTCAAGTGCCGTGGTTTCAAGAATTGTTTTCCTCTCGTTAATCAAGAATGAAATTTTTCCAAATCCTTTAGGATCTAACTGCTTTCGTCGTTTTGCTTCACCCATAATTCTCCTGTAGTTAATTGATTTTTATTTAATAAACCATGTTTCCAACTTTTAACGATCTCCGCCTTAAATATTCTGCTAATAATAACGCCTCCGCCCTCCCGTGATGTTTCTTTAGTTTCAAGTTGTTAGCTTGACACGGAAACAGCTCTAAAGCCTTCGCCCTCGCAGGTTCTTTGTCGCTCCCTAACCCATAAGATTTTTTCCAGGCTTGGGGCGTGGTGAACT